TGTAATCAATATCAACTTTATCCATTTATCCTCGTAGAATTAATTACAAAGAATTACTCTTGTTTGACAATAAATCCCAAGGAAAGTTCACTCGAAAATGTGTTAATCACAAATTTTCTTATGGTAAAGATACTGCCATTCAGCATTCATTAAGCTTATTCTGGGGTGGGATTTTTCGTAAGCTCGTGGGTAGGTACCCGGCTACGGCGCGCTCGATCAAAGCTGCTACCCTCCCCCTCCCCCCGGTATGGGTTCCCTATGGGGTGCAGTTGTTCCCACCCAAGCATGCGCACCCGAGAGCGTTCAGCGGGGAAGCGTATATCAATCGACCAATTGTTAAAAAAGTGTTAAGGCATCTTAACGAAACTTTAACATAGCCATTAAGCTTGGGTTCAGGTTGCTTGGTGTACACTAGACGAGCATGGATGAATGTGTCAACGCCCGGAACACCGGGCAACCGTATACCAGTATATGCACCAACCGCGTCTTAACAATATTTACATTTGGAACGCTTGACAATTGGCAATCCCTGCCTTATATTTACACTAGCCAGTCAATCCAGACTGGCCTAACTAACCGGAGAATACGTTATGCTGAAGATTGAAAAGATCGACTCGACCGAACAATTCGCGGCATTGGGCCGCAAGCTCGCGGCGGACAAGGCTCGCGCTTCTATGGGCGCGGAATTGCAACGGGTGCACGATGCGGAATTGAAGGCGCAAAACGCCGCCAATGCTGCCGCTAAGGGAAAGAGCACCAACACAAGCGCATCCGGCGCGCTGTGGGCCGCATACGCGGTCGCGGTCGCAACGGCTAAGGATAAGGGCATCACGCCAGTTGAATTGCACTGCGCCCTTACGGATGAAGGTGTCAAGCTCGATCCAAACGCCAAGCAAGCCGCAGATCAAACGATCAAGCAATACCGTTCGACCGCTTGCCGCTTGCTCACGGTGGCAGAATCTGACGACGTTCTGAAGCAGGCCGCAGAAGATGCGGACGTTACTATCCCGGAGGATAACGGCATTGCAGGCTTGGGATTCACCAGTGCTAAGGCCATCGTGAAGGCGGCCGTCACTTCTGACGAGCAACGCCGGTATGTGATGCTGGTAGGCCAGATTAAGACGCTGCTTACTGACTTGGTGAAGGATAAAAACGCTAGCAAGAAAGACGGCACTCCGGCACTTGCTGGCTTGGATATTGTGAAGGCGATCGATGTTGCGGAAACGATTCTTGGCCTGATCCCGAGCCGCGAAGTGACGGCCGACGAGAGTCCCGCGGATGCGGCAGCACAGGCGGCTGCAGATGCGGCAATTGAAGCAATTGACGGCGATGATGCGGTAGAGTACGCCGGAGAAGCGGTCAACGCGATGTAAGCAAGCGGGACACAAGGCGGGACTAGCAATAGTCCCGCTTTGCTCTTTGGGAAGGTGTGATTTACCAGGTTCAGGCGGTAGCGTTTAGTATCTATGGTGAACGCTACCGCGTGCGACTGGCACGAACGAAATGGAGCTAAAACAATGGCACGAAAAATTGTCCGCAAAGCCTACATTGTAAAGGGGGAATTATCCCCAAAGCTCGCTCACGAAATTTTTGAGCTTTTCCCTATGTCGCTATATGAAAAAAGCGGCCCGGATAAACTGGGGGACGGCTTAAAGCCCGAAACTCAGGTAGACGTGCCGGACGGGCATTTTTCTTTAGAGCCTTCAACGCCAGCGGCTCAGGCTTGGGTTAAGGAAAAATTCCCAGATGCTAGGGAAGTTTCCGTGTACTGGTATCCCGATCTATAGCGTTAAAATTTAGTTAACCTGTTGCGTTTTTGCGACAGTTCACGCTCCGCGTCGAAAGGCGCGGGGCTTTGTTGCGTTTTAAGGATTTAGATTTGGGGCTACCGCCCGCGCTTAACCTTTTCTTAACAATTCATATACTGATATACGAGGATGGGCCATGATCGAATATACCGCAGAAATAACCGGTATGAAGTACAGTTTAAATGAAGGCAGACATGTCCTAGTTACCGCAGACGTTAGCATTGATTACATTCACTACCAGATCATGTTTCCGGCGGTTATGCCAAAATCGAGAAAGTTTCCCCTAACTTTGGGACAGCGGTTAAAAATCACAATCGAAACGGAGAACGGAAAGTGAACACAAAAACCGAATTGCAGCAGCGCATCGAGAAGTTGGAATCCGAAACGGCATCCCTAAAAGCCGAATTGGCGAAGTGCGATTGTGCGGATGGGATCGAGCAGGAGAAGTGCTGGCATGCCATAAACGGTGAAGAGCAGGTGATTACTCTTACGCCTAATACAAAAACTTCATTGCGCAATCAGTGGCCATGTGCCAAACACGCCTATGGGAAAATGTGCGATGGAACGTGCGGTGACCCAATGTGCGTCGTTGCGTACAATCGTAAAATTACCACCTATTGCGGCGGATGCGTACAACTCCGCGATGACCTAGCCGCCGCGCAACGCGAGATTGCGGCGTACAAGCAGGCCGTATGTGATTTTTACACCGAAGACGCTAGTGGTTGGCTACAAGATCGCGTCGCCGAACTACTAAAGGAGGGTAGGAAGTGAACGCGTTTCCAGAGTGGAAAGAAATCGACAGTGCCCCGAATGGGCAAAGAGTACAATTGTGGGACTCATGGAACGGCCTCTTTTCCAACGGTTCCGTGCATTTCGACGGTAATGGTGGCTATACCGTACACACCGACATTGACCGCGCTTTCAGGGCTACCCATTGGGCGTTTGTAATAGGCCCGCAAAAATCACAATCGCTACCCCAATACCGCGAGCCGACTATCGAGGATGCGCGGGAGTTGCTTGATATAGCTTGGGCATTGCGCGCAGAGCAATTGTTGCCTGCACTCAAACAACTCGGATTCGTAAGGAAGGTGCAGCCATGAGCCGCTACGCTGAGATTGAGAAGGCGCTGCGAAATCTTGAACTTGGTGCAAACACGATAGATCGTTGCTACTCGCATCGCCCTGAAAACTTTGCGGCAGCCCTCCGTGACCTGCGTGAGTACGCAGAACTGGCGCGCGCCGCCCTCGCGCTTCCGCCGGATGACGCTGTAATCCCGGCTTGCACGGCAAATAATGCCGTGCTTGAGGACAGCAAGGTAGTCAATAGCAGAGAAGATGCGAACACAAAGAGGAGTGAATAAATATGCCGGTACAAAACATCCTAGAGTTTCGCAAGCCTATAGACTTCTCGGATAGAAAAGCCGTAATAGGTCGCGCTAACCTAGAAGCCAATTTGCGCCCCAAGCAATCCTTTTGCGTGTACGCCAGTCACGTCGATAAAAAGACGGGAAGAGTCTTGTACGCTATAGCAAATCAACACGAAGCGAGTGAGTTAAATGCTCGCGGTAAGCCAGTCATCTATCAAACAATTTGATCGAAGATAAAATCAAACAATTTGATTACTTGCGCTCGTCGCAAAAGTAATTTAAGAAGGCTACTTATTTGCGCACGATTTCCAGTTACGAGCCTTTAAGGGACTAGAGGCTCGTAGCGGGCAATCGGCCCGGAACACAAAAGAGAATAGTCATGTTATATCGAGTAATGCGCCCCGTTCGTCAAGTTGGCCGCGCTGTCGTCAATACGAGAATAGGCCGTATATTCCGCACTCGTGAAGCCGCGCTGCGCTTTGCGGCGGGAATAGCTTGCGCATACGTAATAGACGACCACAACGTAGCCGTTGCTGCGCACTTAAGTGATGGCTCCTTCAAAACTGTCTCCCAAGTAAGGAGTGCTAAAGCATGTTAAAAATGCTCTTTGAATTCTTCTTCGTGGCAGCCATAGTAGCCCTAATCTTTACGTCCATTTTTGGAGTGGCAGGGCTGTGCGTTACTATTGCGCTTCTTCCTCTAATTGCGTACATCTGCGGCGAATGGCCGCGAAAAGGGCTGTAATATGAACAACGTAAAAGTGGTGATGTTCCAAGATGTCCCGAAAGGCTCCTTGTTTAAGGTGCTGCACGACGAGCACCATTCGCTAAAGGTGCGGAACAAGGGGGAGAAAGCTACAACTCTTGTAAAGAATCACGGCATCTATTGCAAGACGGAAGCACTCGCATCTATCAACGTCGCAACGCGTGAGGATTGCATCTTCCGCCCGCGAGAAAAGTGCCGCATAGTAAACTCAAAGAACTACTTCGATACTAGTGTTCTAGCCAAGAAGGAGTAGGATTATGCCTTACGCTCTCAGGTACTCAATGGCCAATTTTTGCGCCTTTTCAGCCTTGCAGTATTATGAAAGGGATTCCAATGCCAGGCCTACTAAAAATAAAGCTCTGGATTTTATAAAGGACTTTATAAAAGATAGCGCAGGAAGCTGTCTGTTCTTCGGAGACAGGTTTGCTAAATCTCACGAAGGGGGAATGATATACGATATTGCTGAGCAGTTGCCGGAGGAGTTTTCATTCCGCCATCATGGCAAAGAGTACAATTGCAAGGTATTCTTGAGTCCTCCTTACAAGAACTACACCAGCGGCAACATGGTAAAGCACTGCATCATCCAGTGGACTAAGAAAAGGATAAAAGCCGGTGCGAAGACAGCAGGTTAGTCCGACGTGGAGGGCGTGGCTCTTTGGTCGAGTGCCGAAGAAGCGTTCCTTCTACAAGAAGCGTAAGACTGTCAAACAGTCTCCCGTAACTTCCTTCCCAAAGATAGGATAGGAACAAGAAAATGTCTCATCCGCACAAGAGTACAACGCACGAAGAACGCTTCTACCACTTTCGAGAGAGCAGCGTCGTGAACGGAAAGAAGATCAAAGGGGCTACGGCTTTCTGCCGCAAAGATGGAGATGGATGGCTGGTATCTGCCGCCTTCTGCTCGGCGCGAGATAACTGGTGCAAGGCAACAGGACGCACTATTTCTCGTCGCCACTTCTTCAATGGGGATATTATCGGAGGCTTTACGGGCAATCCCAGCTACGAGACTGTGCACGCTTTGATTTTCGAGTAAGGCATGTAATAGGCCCCTGTAGCTTAGTGATCCAAAGCAGAATCCTCATAAGATTTTGATCGTTGGTTTGAATCCAACCGGGGGCACCACTCTCTTTTCCCCTACAATTCAACTAGGAGTATTTTATGCCGTTAAAGAAAACCGTAGTTCTTCCCCTTCCTTTTCCCGCTCCGTCTTTTTACGTATACAATCCGCAAGGAAGGCCTCCCGCATTTCCCCACCATAGTAAAACGTCCGCTGAAGAGGAAGCCAAAAGGCTGGCCGCTCTGAACAAAGGGCAAGAGTTTTACGTAGTACGGATTAAAGGAACTGCCTACGACGTTTTGAAGGGACACCGAGTAGATTCAACTACGGAAGTTGATCCTACATTCAAGGTAGGGGAAAGATACACCACCTCTAGCGGAATTACAGTTATTATCTTGAGTACAGACTGTAGAAATCTTCCCTCTTTTCCGGTAGTAGGCCAGACTACGGACGGACTTTTGTTGTTCTTTACCCACGTGGGATACGCGCAGGAGGCAGGCGTCGGTGTATTGCAACACAACACAATCACTAAAGAAAAGATGACGATCATAAATCCAGAAGAAGATTAATAGCTCTCTTCCAGTACAATTCAAGTTTTCTCTTTAGCCGCCCTAGAGGCGGCTTTTTTATTTCATGTCCTCATCGGAAATGAAATTGGGCTGCTACATGCGTTAATCGGAAATGAAAACGCGCCAAAACATAGTAGCGATTTGCTTTGATCGCTCGGGAAGAATGCTTAGTGTAGGAAGAAACAATTACACTAAGACGCATCCCGTGCAGAAGAGGTACGCAGATAGAGCCAAGATTCCCGAGAAGATATACCTGCACGCCGAGGTTGATTCTCTAACAAAGCTTCCCTATGGAGCGGTACCAGTTCGTATGGTAGTTATACGCCGCAACAATAAAGGAGAGCTATTACCATCCAAGCCGTGCCCTATTTGTGAGCTAGCAATAAAGGATTACGGAATAACTAACGTAGATTACACGCAATGAATATATTTCGCAGACGCGGCATGAATCTATTTTACGGGCTAGCCATGAGCATTCCTTATACAGTTAAAGGAGGGATTGCTTATTCTAACTATCCTAGGCTGTTTAAGCTCTTACTTTGGATAGAAGTTTTACTTCATGGAGAGCTAGGAGATAACGCGTGACAACCAACGTGGAGTACACACAATCGTGAAAGTTAAATCTTGCAGTGCTAAAGAGAGTACTAAGAAAGATCCACAGCTTCTATCTTTTAACAGAATGAAGGATAACGAGGGCATTTATTCTAGTCCAAGATACACAACAAAGTTCGTGGTGTTGAAAGATCCGACTGCCAAAAATGCAGTAGTTCTTTCATATTACAATAACGAGCTAAAAGTTTGTAATGCGGAGGGGTGGCAAGGAAGGTCTTTTGCCCGCTGCGATGATGAAGAAGTGTGCTTCGAGATTCGCAAGAAGGGGGCATAATCTGTGGATAACGTAGTTCTTCTTCGCCAGAAAGGGCACAAGAATGGCTCGGGAGCTAAGCTAGCCGAAGCCTTGGGCATTAGGCACTACCACAAAGACTCTCGTCCTAAGCGATTACCAAAACCCCTGTTTGTAATCAATTGGGGAGTTAGCGTATATCCTGCTTGGATAGAATTTAACAACGGCTTTATCTCTAATAGCTATAGAGGCGTAGCTACGTGCGTAAATAAACTTAGGGCCTTAATCTCTCTTACTAATGAAAAGATTCCAAGCTTAGAATTTACACAAGATCAGGCCAAATTCCTGGATTGGGTATACAAGGACGGAAAAGCCGTAGCGAGACATTCCCTGACGGGCCACTCGGGACAGGGGATAGAAATTTGGCGGCCAGATCTTCTAGAAATGCACGAGCCTCTCTGCGACTTGTACACGCGCTACTTCAAGAAGGATGCCGAGTATCGCGTGCACGTAGCTTTTGGAAAGGTAATCCTCATTCAGCAGAAGAAACGCAAGAACGGATACAACGAGCTAAACCTGACGGATGACCAAAAGCTAATCCGCACAAATGGCAATGGCTGGGTATTTGCCATTACTGACCTAAAGTGCGATGCTCGTGGATATTCCGACCAGCTAAAGGACTTGGCTCTAAAAGCCGCCGATGCTGTTGGTATTGAGCACGGGGCCGTTGACATTCTAGTAAAGCACCATCGCAATCAAGCCCCCGCAATGGTAGTGTGCGAGATTAACACAGCACCCGCCTTAAGCAATCCATCAACCTTGGAAGCATATGTTAAAGCTTTTGAAGAGTATTTTAGCGAAGAAGTCGATTTCAATTGAGACTGTTCCTTACGAGCAAGAGGATGACGTGCAAAAGTACGTAGTTATTTATCGCGCCGGAGGTAAGTGGGCCAAGACCTTTGCGCGAGCAGCTAATGATGCAGTAAAGTTAGCCGAATCAAAGGTTAGCGGTAAATCACAAATCACGGACGTTTGGGCCTGCCAGTGGAAAGACAGGACGTGTGTTCCTTTCTCTTTGCGAGGAGATGGGATGCTAGGGCGCAAGATCGTCCTCAGCATGATAGAAGAGATTAGGCAAGGAATGCCAGAAAAGAAACGCGGGGATATTCCCAAGAATAAATCTTTGCAAGTAGTTAGTCCCCCAGCAACTCCGCAGAAGGAAAAGAAAAAGAAACAAAAGCTTACACTAGTAAAAGAAGTCGCAACGTACAAACCTCCCTATACTGTAAAGGTAGCTATCTAGCATGAAAGACAATATCTCCAAAATCAAGTCAGTGTTTATTGGCTGTGATCCTGAGTTCTTCTTGCTAAACAACAAGAAGCCAGCTTTAGTCACGGCACTTGAGGTTGGCATTCCGGGGTCAAAGAAAGAACCATTTGCTCTATCGGACGGAGTATTTATTCATCCCGACAACGTATCCTTGGAAGTTGGTATGCCCGCAATGGAGTACGGCCCTAATAGCAAGCTTAGGGATTATTCCAAGTACTTCGCTTCTAAGATGGAAATAGTGAAGAAGTACCTAGAGGAAAAAACCAAGGGAGCTACGTCTCTATGGTTTGGGGGGCATGAGTATGTTTTTAGTATAGAGCAGCTAACGCCAGAGCAGAATCAGGTATTTGGGTGCGATCCAAGCCTTAATGCCTACAAAGGCGGAGAGGAAAATCCTCCTATTGATGTAAAGAGGGTAGGCCGTAGGAGATTTTGCGGAGGACACATCCACATTGGATACGACAAGTCTAGTGTAACTATCCCCGACTACGCCCTTGTTATTCTTGGAGAGGTTATGACTTCTGTACTCTCTCTGACTGTCGATAACATGGGGGGTGAGCGCTTTAGTACTTATGGGCGACCGGGCTCGTACAGAGCTAAGCCTTATGGGCTTGAGTATCGCACTCCAAACAATAACTGGGCGCTGCAGGCCATACAGAAAGACAGCGGCTCGGCACTTATACCTGAGATATTAGCCTCTACTATCCTATGGGTCATCAACAATGAGCAGCGCGCTCAAGAGCTGTGGGATTTCCTAGATCCTCCAAATTACCTAGAATACATTGAAGCGTTTAATCCTAAGTACACCATGCTAAGAGAGGCGTACAATACCTTCATGCGCGACTGGCTACAAGAGAATACGTCTATTAATCTGGATAGTATTTATGGCGTAGTGACTAAAAAGAAACAGCCGCGCTTCGTAGCTATAGACATAGCTCAAATGCAGGGGCGTGCAGCGCCAGTTGCGCGAATCCCAGACCAAGCAGCAGACGTTCTTAGGCTAAGAGAGATCGAGCGCAATGAATTCCTAGATGCGATAGTAGAAGATCCGTTTCGTGGTCACAGGCTATTCTGACGCATATGAAAGCATATTCTAGTGAAGACTTCTCGAATTACTTTCGAGGAGCAATCATACGACACCCTCAACAAGAGGGCTTTCTCGCATCCGTAGTAGGATGTAGGGAAGGCCAAGTAGCAGTTAATCCTCTCAATCGAGCCTCTCCTCCCCACACCATTCCGCTTGATAGTATCGAGTGGGAGCACGTAGCCATTCCTCGCTTGGGATACATAAATACCAATCTCAAGGCAGGTACTGGCTTGTACTATCTGGAACGCCGGGTTCGGCGCGTAGCCGCGAAAGGATACGGCAACGAGACAGTAACCGTGAGGACTGTTCCAGAGTACGAGGGTGTTGCCGGTAGAATTGTAGGTAAGGAACCAGTACTTCAAGAGCGTTTGACTCCTACCAGCACAAAGATTGCTACTCACGCATTCTTCCCCGAGTACCTATCATACAAGGAGGCAGCTAACAAGCTATTGAATAAGGCCCCGGCGATTGGAGTGGCCCTATCTCCAAACTACGCTATGGTATTAGGCTCTACAAAGAAAGAGCCTTTGCTGTTGCTGTGGAAAAGAGAGAAGGTAGGATCGTCCGAAGACGGCATTAACTGGAACTTCTACTGTAACGAGTATCGTAGCGCAGCACAACGTGAACTAGGAATCAGCTGAGGTGACAAACAATAGTAAACCACAGCAGGGATCATCGCACACAGTATTTGTCTATGGCAGCCTACGTAAAGGTATGGGCAATCACGCCCTATTGGAAGGAAGTGCACACTTAGGAGATACACGAGTACGCGGCCGTATGTTCTCTCTTGGTGCGCACCCAGCAGCAACCTTAAGGGCAGAGCCAAACGAAAGCGTATACTGTGAGGCGTACAGAGTAGACGACAAAATCTTGCGAGAACTAGACAGACTAGAAGGACACCCAACATTTTATGAGCGAGTAATTACCTTCGATGTATTTCGAGAGATGCGAGGATACATCTACATAATGGGTGGCGACGATCCTCATTTGGAAGGCTGCAAAGAAGTCAAGAGCGGAGATTGGGTACAATGGAAAAAAGGTATTTAGGCGATCTTGTTGGTATTCCGACAAACTTGGAGCCTATCAACACAAGGGCACTGATCCTGTCCCGTACTAGGATTGGCATCGAGATTGAGTTTGAGGAGTGGAATCGTATCCCCCCCAAGCCGGAAGGCATGTGGGTAAATCATCCCGATGAGCATTCTGTCCGAAACAACGGTACGGAGTTTGTTACTGTAGGTAAGGGATTACAAGGGCAGCGCATCATAGATGCCCTTGAGGGCTTTTGTGAAAGTGCGGCGGCTCACAAGTGGAGTGAGGGATATCCACGAGCAGCTATTCACATCCACATGGATGTATCCGACTTGGACTTGAACGCCGGAGATTTGCGCAGGCTGATGGGCATCTACTTCTTAGTCGAGCACATTTTCTTTCACTTTGCCGGTGAATGGCGCAGACACTGCGGATTTTGCGTGGCGTATGAAGATGGGATAAATGAAGATACTGTAGTTGCCGCTCTGGTAGCTAGTGATAAGGCCTCGGAAAGAGACGACCTGCTTTATCTCAGCAATCACTGTTCTCGATATCAAGCGGTGAACTTGAATGCCATCTCCAAGTTCGGTACATTAGAGTTCCGCCACCTGCCAACCACGTTTGACAAGGCCCGCATTATTAAGTGGATTAACATGGTAATGGCAGTTAAGCGTGCCGCGCTGGAGATTGAAGAGCTAAAAGATCCCCTTGGCGCTCTATCTACGTTCGGCCCACACGCTCTGGCAGAGAAGATCTTTGATGGAATACTATCTCCGGCCTATATAGCAGAGGCTGTATCGCCGCAAGCAATGTGGCAAGCGTGTGACCTGAGCCAGTCCTTAATGGGAATTGCTGGCCAGTACGAGCTTACCTACCCGAAGGTAGAGCCGGGGTGGAATGCTTTAAGTAAGGACAATGTAAATCCATTGATAGAAAAGAAACGAGCAGCTTTAGCTAGTCCGCCTAAGAAGAGGAAAGCAGCATAATGTGTGGAATCTTTGGAATCATTCACAGCAACACAGCTAATCACAAAATCCGACAATCTCTCAATGGATTAATGAAGGACGGAATGGAGGTCGGCGTAGTGCGAGGCGAAGATAGCACCGGCATGTACCAGGTGCGGTACAATGGAGACATCACGCACTACAAGGTTCCGTACAACGGCCAGTACTTTACGGGAGATGCTAATGCAAAAGAGCTACTAAACAACGTAGATGTATCCTACATTAGCGTCGGACACCATCGAGCAGCAACGCGGGGAACTATTTGCGCAGCTAATGCTCACCCGTTTCAGCACCAGACTCCAGATGGTAATTACGTAATCGGAGTGCACAATGGCTACGTTACTGGATACTCCTTCTCCGAAGATGGAAAGAAGTTCAACGTAGACTCAGACTGGCTCTTCCATCGCATTGCTCGCGACGGGGCCCCTAAGGCTCTGGGGGAAATCGATGGGCACATTGCTGCTGTTTGGTACGATACTAAGGACAAGAAGCTTCGAGTCTTTACTAACGGCAAGAGGCCCTTGTACTGGAACTACGTACCAAAAGAAGACATTATGATCTTTGCCAGCGAGCACGAGATGCTTTACTGGCTGTGTTCTCGGCACGGAATTGATATCGAAAAGACAATGTGGACTGGGCACGAAGATCGCATCTACGTCTTTGATCCTAACAATGTCCGCAAGTTTGACACGGAAGAATTAATAGAGCCTCCCAAAAAAGAGAAGCCAAAGTACGCTCCTTGGAATTGGGATCGTAAGAATGAGGGAAAAGAAGGTCCGAGGGGTTCTGTCAGCGCTAGAAAGACCTTTCAAGGAGAGGACATCTCTTACAATCCAGACGAGGTAGCTAAGCTTGGATATAAGCTTGGGGACGTTGTGGAGTTCTGGCCAGACCCTGACCCTGAGAGTTCCATCAAGACTACTATCGTAGGTGAGGTTATGTTCTCGATAGAGAAGGAAGGACGTACTGAAGTAGAGCTTATCAAGGCACAGATGCCGTGGATAACCGAAGAGATATATGACGCTGTTATGACAGCCAACGCTAATATTCTGACCTCTGAATGCAAAGCTAGAATCATTGGTGTAAGCAAGCTAAATACAAAGGAGGGCCAAAAGAGTTGCTTTATCTTGAGCCGTCCTTTAGGAGTTATAACTCCAGACAAGAGTGAGCACAACATAGAGCTAACTGTTCCTGTGTGGGGCAGTACGTTTGTTACCAGTGCGCGCTTTAAGGAGCTGGTAGCAGATGGATGTAGCCTGTGCTCCGGGGCCTTGACAGAGCACAATGCTCTTAAGGGGCAGATTAAGTGGTATGGCCAGCAGCCTTACTGCGAATACTGTGCCGAAAGATTGAATGAAGATGGCGGCACTCCTCTATTTGGCTCCGGTCCCTCTGCGGCCTCTCTACACTAGGACTACGAGATTATGATGTTCTCAGCTACTATCGACAATAGAACATTCACTCTTACTCTAAGCCTAGACGCTGTAACTGGTAACTGTGGGGCCTCTTTAATCTACGGAATTAGGCTTGTTGTGATGGAAAAGCCGCCTGAAGAAACAAAAGATAAGGCGGCGTTTTCTCTACAGAAATCTAATGTCCAGGAATTTAAAGTATTTCCTGTCATTGGCACGCCTACTATATCTCTAAAAGTTCTCTCGGATGGCCTGCACGAGATTATTAAGAAGAATAAGTTATTGCAATGGATAGAGGAAAAGTGCAAAGGATTTGCCATATTCACCGACAACATAAACTACTACTTAAACGGCTCGCCTGACTACGCCAACTTTCTAGTAGATGACGATAAGCTGGAAAGCATTAAGCCTCTAGCCTTTTCCACGTCTAGCTTCGTTACCTTCTTGATTAAGAACAAGATTGGGGCTATGGGGCGGGGAATCACTACAGTAAACAAACGCCACGAAGGATCTTCTGTTCTAACTTCATGGACGTGGGCTCCGGAGAAAGACATGGTGTTGAGCATGGAACAGCCTTTCTATGCTCCAATGCAAGTAGATAAGAAGAACGACCGTTGGGGACTTAAGAAACTAGCCGCCGACCACAACGAGAGGGAGATGAAGTATGGGAATGTTACTAGGACATTAAATGTCAAGAAAGCAGCTATCCGTATCCCAAAGCGAGCGGGAATCAATTCTCCGCGCCGCGTCAGAAAGCTCCCTTAATCTCGGCGATTCTTCCTCGGGAAACCTCTGTCCTCGTTGTAGCGGCGGCGGTAGCGGAGAGAAAAGTTTGTCTGTCTCTCGTAAGACATTCGGAGTAGCTTTTCTTTGCCATCGGGATTCTTGTGGATTTAGAGGGGTGCTATTTGATGGAGGGCATCATTTCTCTTCCGAGAGTAGTGGCTATAAAAAACCGCGCGATGATAGAAGTAAGTATCTATCGTTCTGTCCCTTGAGAAAGGAAGAGCGCGAACTACTTAATGTTAAGTACCACTTGACTGATCCGCAGATAACCAAAGCGGGTATACGATGGTCTAATACCATTCAGCGTATAATCACTCCGATAAAGACTCGCCTAGGAATGTCTGCGGGATTTGTAGCTCGTTCCGAGAATCCTAGGGTGCGTCCTAAGGCGTTGAGTTACATAGTAAATCCAGAGCTGCCTTTCGGTGCGTACTACTTGAAGGATGAATCGTGCAAGTGCTTGTGGCTAGTAGAGGATCAATTCAGTGCCATCCGCCTCAGTGAGTACGAGAATGCCTTAGCCCTTATGGGCACGCATTTAACAGACAGTTTGCTGGCAGATATAAAGAAAGGAGGATTTACTCATCTTGTAATTTGTTTGGATGCTGATGCTATGTCTACAGCTATAAAGCTAGCTAGTCGAATAGACAGTCTGTTTAAGGAAGTGCGGATCAAGTCTCCTCAGAAGGACTTAAAGAACATGACACATGCAGAACTCAGGAAGTTCGTAACTGGAGTATGAAATAATGATATTCAAAAAAGTCAACGTCTCTGAAGTACTTACTTCTATTAGTAACGAAGAAGATGTTCCATATCTACGTTCCAAACTTTTAGACGTTAATATTAGGTTATACGAAAATGACTTAGACTATAGACAGCTAGTAGAAGAGGCTATAGAGCTTATAGCTTGGAGGCTAACTTCTGAGTACGAAGATTACTCTAATCCGCTCGGCATGTCGGGGGCTAACTGTGGAATTCCGTGGAACATCATAGCGTTTATTAACGAGAAGAACGGTGCACAGATTATGATTAATCCGGTAATTGTTAGTCATACTGGCCTAAAAACTGTAACTTCTAACTGCGGAAGTTTGCGCTTGAATGAAAAAATATCCATCAATAGATATGAAGCAGTAACTGTAAAGTATTATTGCGAGCTACGAAAAAGGTACGTTCTTAAAACCTATGCCGGAAAAATTGCTTCTACTATTCAGCACGAAATAGATCATAACAATGGAATTCTAATCATAGACAGGGAAGCAAGTAAGGATACTGCCTAAATGTCTAGTACAGTTCAGCTAGTGGCCGCTATGGCCAAGTCTCGAAAGGCATTCGAGAGAATATATCCAGAGCTAAGCGAGGATAAGGTTACTCCGTACTCTTGGTATCTTATTGATTTGATTAAGAATTTCTACGCTAGGGATGGTGATGCTAAGAGAGTAGACAAGGAGTTCATATTAAAGAAGATCGAGCTAGATTTCCCCAACGTAAAGAAGCAAGATATATACAAGGAGCACGCCCTTGAGTGCTTTGGCGCGGATGTTAGCGCAATCAACGTTGCGGAACTTATCCTTGAAGCGAAGAGAAAAGAAAGCGCGCAAGCTCTTGCACAATCTCTTGTCGGCGACTACTCCTCTAGTGAGGAGGTACTTGATAAGATTGCTAAGCACGCGGCTCTATTGCGAGTTACCAGCGATGGAGAAGATATCGAAGATCGAGAAGTATTTAACAACGTCTCAATTGATGAAATCAATTCCACCGTACTCAATCCAGAAGGCAGAATAAAGATCCTCAGCAAAAGAACTACAGAGGAACTGGATGGCGGCGCGATGGGCGGTAATGTTATATGGATATATGGCAGGCCAGAGATAGGTAAGAGTGCATTAGCTATTACAATGGCTACAGTACTGGCAGCGCAAGGATTGCCGGGCATATTCTTTGACAACGAAGATCCTATCAAGTCTACCATCTCTCGCGCTCAAGCGTGTGCCACTCGCTTAGCTGCCGTTGATAGGCTAAGGGATGCGGAGACTGCGCAGGAGAAGCTCAATAATTCCGGGTACAAGAACATACGCTTTGTAAACTTAGCTCCGGGGAGTGTGCCGGAGATTCAATCCTACTGCGAGAAGTACAAACCTAAATGGATAGTAGTTAACCAAATCCGCAATCTTAGATCACGAGCAGAGACTCGTACCAATATGTACGAGAATATAGCCACAGACCTGCGAGCAGTGGCGAAGCAAAACGATATCCTGTTGATAGGAGTAACTCAAGCAGGAGACAGCGCAACTAACAAACTAGTCCTAGATATTGGAGATGTGGATGGTAGCAACACAGGCATCCCTGCACAGGCTGATGTTATGATTGGCATTGGCTCCAACCCGGAGTTTCAAGCTAGTAAGTGTGTAATGATTAGTTTACCAAAGAACAAGCTAAGCGGTAAGCACGTTCACTTTCAAATGAAAATGATTCCTGAACTATCACGAGTGGAGGATTTGTAATCGTGCAAAAAGTAGAAGTGGGAATCTTTACTGGCGATAAAGCACGGATGGAAAATACAACACTGCTTTACAAATAGGCGCACTGGGAACCTGCTTTACTTTGTCCGAAAGACACTACCTAATCTGAACGGAGTATAAATGTATATCAATCAAGAGCCTAACCCATTGAATTACAACGATATTATTAATTTCCTTATGTATCAACAAGATAGCTCAGATGACTTGCAAGATGTTGATTTTGCTGAGGGAATTGATACCGAACTTTCCAAGCAATTTGTTGTCTAACAAAGCATTTAAAGCAACAGCAAAAGCAAAAGATATATAAAGAGAAAAAGAAAGAAGATAGCATTGTTCTTTTGTGGGATTCTTTTTTCTCTTTCTTGTTACGCTCTATTCGCTCCGCTGCTTGATCGTATTGTAAAAGATAGTTCGATCTGCGCAGCGGTACAATCAAAGGATACAATCTGTGCGTACTAAAGCATTTATTCCGTATAAGGTATTCTCCAAGAAGGAACTGGAAGAACTTAGCGTGCCAGATAAAGCCCTTAATAGGGCGTACCTAATCAATCTTAACGACGGAGAGCACATGCTACAGAAGAGCGTTCGAGAATCCATGAAGACTCTTGTGCGAATTGAGGCTAGCAAATGACTAAAAAGAACAAGGGCTTTTATTGGGTAACAGAAACTTTCCAGGAAGGCGAATGGAAGCCGGGATGTAAAGATTATGTTGGGATGCTTTTTTATTCCCGCGCCATCGCACGAAAAGACATTAAGCTTCTAAAAGAATTATTTCCTTCAGACAACCTAAAGTTTAGGACTAGCAAGTATGTCCGAGCACAAGATTAAGCGCGAGAAGTCTCAAGCCGAGAAGGATAGATGGGCATATCTAAAGCAAGATTTACTAAAGCTAAAGGGAACCAAGCGAAGGCTAAAGCCAAGACTCTTTACTAAGAAGACAAAGAAGGCGGTGCTATAATTGAATTCTTCAAAGGCAATTATCTAGTACTAGATTTTGAGACAACAAATCTAGAGTTTGGCACTGCTCTCAATCCCCTAAACAGACTGCTTCTAGCTTGCTGGAAGTTCAACGGCAAGAGTAAGTACAAGTTTGGCGGAGAGAACGAGCAACAGGAGCTATTGAATGATATCGAGAAAGCGGACTATCTCGTCGCACACAATGCCAAGTTCGAGCTGCAATGGCTCAAGCGGTGCGGTATTGACCTGCGAGCTATGCGGGTTTTCGATACTATGCTCGCCGAATGGGTACTACTCGGCAATGAAAGGAGTACCGGGCTCTCTTTGCAAGAGTCGTGTAAGCGAAGAGGACTGCCCACTAAATCTGACGCGGTGTCTAAGCTCATCAAACAAGGAGTCAGTCCAGAGAACATACCCAAGCGATGGCTCAAAGAGTACTGCGAGATCGACGTTGATATCACTGAGCAACTCTTCCTTTCCCAAAGGGAAGAATTGGAAAGAACTAATAGGCTCCACCTTGTTTATCAGCGTGGCCTCGTTTGTGCTTGCCTATCTGACGTTGAGTATATTGGTATATCTCTTGACAAGGCTAGGGTAGAAGATGAGTACAATAAAGTTCTTTCGCAATACGTTGAAACGCAAAAAGCACTTGAGGAAGAGTACGGCCAAATCAACTGGCGTTCTCGCAAGCAAGTCGCGGAACTACTCTATGATTCCCTACAATTCAGGGAAGTTACGGATAGACGCGGAAATCCTGTCCGTACCAACGGAGGAGATAGAGCGACAGATAAAGCGACTATATCCGCTCTTGTACCGACTAACCAAAAGCAACGTGAATTTGTACGACATTTTAAGGCGCTTGCCAATCTAAACGCCAAGTTAACCAAGTCTCTAGAATTCTTCAAAGGAGTTTGCGATCTATATGAATGCAAGTTTTACGGGATTTTCAATCAAGGAACTACAGCAACGCACCGTCTCTCCAGCTCGGGGCGAAAGATTAAGCTACCTGCATCCATTCTATCTGACAAAGATTCACCTTCCGCGAAAGAAACGGAAAAAGGAATCCAGCTCCAAAACATGCCTAGGGAGTACAAGCACCTAGTAGTAGCTTCTTATCCTGAATGGGAGCTAACCGAGTGTGACGCTTCTACCCTAGAGTTTAGCGTTGCAGCCGATCTTGGGAAAGATTCCGTTGCAAAACAAGAGATTAGCGATGGAGTAGACATACATGCCAACACAGCTAAATTCTTCCTAGAGGACGGAACTCAGCCGGAGTTTCGCGGTCTAAGTACAATCAAAGAAGCTCGGCAAGTATCCAAGGGGCATTCATTCAAACCGCTCTTTGGCGGCCGAGGAATAACCAAAGCAGAGCAAGCGTACTGCAAGTACTTCCAAAATAAGTACAAGGGAATATACGATACTCAGACGGAATGGACTCATCAGGTGTACCGCTCGGGAGAGCTAATCACACCTTACGGTATGCGCTTCTACTGGCCAAAAGGAAGGCTAGATCAGCGCGGCAACATTGCCAACCTAACAAATATCTACGATTATCCCGTGCAAGGATTTGCGACCGGGGAAATTATTCCACTCATCCTGTGGAATGTCTGGCAGCAGCTAGACGGCTTAAAGGCCCGCATCATTCTAACTATCCACGACTCTATCGTGGTAGAACATCCTAAAGAAGAGCGGGACAAAGTACGAGAGATCCTAGTATCTTGTTTCACGAAAGAAATATACACACAACTTAAGGAGATTTATAGCTATGAGTTCACCACGCGCCTCGGGGCAGAAATCAAGACCAGCACGCACTGGGGCGAAGGCCAAGGCGAAAAGTTCAAAGCCTTTAGTTAACTTTTCAATTGATGTAGGAAAGACAAACAACGGATACTACCGCGTGTACTTCAACGCGTACAGTAAGAACTATGGCGCGTATCCCGGAGTAGCAGACACAGAACTGCAAGTGTTCCCCTCCTTGGAAGAACTAGGTAAGGCAGTAAACGATTTTTATTCTAAGCTAATAGGAAAACTATAAGAATGGGCAGTAAGAAATCCGCGAGTAGTGACTACTTTGTAATAGTTGATCCTGATTTAGAGTGGAGTAAGTACGGATTCTTCACTAGTGATGGGGCAGCAAAAAAGTCCGCTAAGGACGGAGCATTAAAAAATCCCGGCGATGGTAGTCGATGGATAGTAGCTAAAGTACTTTACGAAGTAAAAGCAAAGCGCGCAGCAAACAAAGAAAACATCCCAATTATAGAGGTATAATAAAAATAGCATGCAAGTAACAGGACGAGTAGAACGAGTACTAGAAACGCCGACCAAGTTTGGATCGCTGTTTTCAATTGTTGTAAACGATACACGCTACGGCTGCGGTAAGACAGCAGGCGGAGTTAGCGCAGGAGATTGGGTTAAGTTCTCGGCAGAACAGAACCCTAAGGGTTATTGGGACATTGAGAAGAATACCTTAGTACCAGTGCCGCCTCCGACAGCACAGACAGCTCCAGTGGCCTCAGCCCCCAAGCAAGCTGCTCCGTACGTAGACACGCGACAGGATAGCATCATCTACCAGAGTAGCCGCAAGGACGCCCTAGTCTTGGTGCAGATGCTGATGGCCGCAAACTTGATTGACTTCGGTAAGGCCAAGGGAGCGGCTAAGATCGACATTGTAGAAATGTTTGTCGATAAGTACACCGAGCATTTCATTGATGAGGTAAAGTCTAACAAGACGCACTGCCTGTCAGCAGATGAAGAGACTCCTCCAAGCGATGAAGCTTTCCCGGAAGACAAGATTAACTTCTAAGTAGTAGAGATAGCGGCTCCGCCTGATGGCCCTAGAAGAGAGCCCCGCACGGCGTAAGCGGGACTAATAACGAGACCTTAGCTCAGTTGGTAGAGCACCATCCTTCCAAGTTGGGGGTCGAGAGTTCGAGCCTCTCAGGTCTCTCCACAATAAGAACTATAAGAACAAAGGGAGCTTGATGCAACAATCGGAAGATGACAAGAATAAGACAAGTACGCCTTGGTCTACAGTAGGATACCTAGTAGCAAAGAGAACGTACGCGCGGAGGCTAAATGAAAACGACCCTAACAGCCCAACTGAAGAGTGGGAAGACGTTATTGATAGAGTTGTCAGAGGAGCTAGAGAACAGCTTAATTGCGGATTCTCTGATGTTGAAGAGGCTAGACTTGCCGGATACCTTCTATCACTTAAAGGCTCAGTTGCTGGAAGGTTCTTATGGCAGCTTGGTACTTCGACTGTCGGAAGACTCGGCCTAGCGTCCCTACAGAATTGCGCGTGCGTGTGCGTAGACGAGCCTATCCGCCCCTTCACTTGGGCGATGGATATGCTAATGCTGGGATGTGGAGTTGGGTTTAATATTCAGAGGGAATATGTCTACAAACTGCCAAAGGTTAGAGAAGAGTTTGTCGGAGCTATTAGACAAGATTCAGCCAGTGCTGATTTCATTGTTCCAGATACAAGAGAGGGCTGGATTAAACTCTTGGAGTACACGCTACGAGCTGCCTTTGACAGAGGAGCAAAAGCAAAATTCACGTACAGTACTCAACTGGTTCGCGGAGCAGGCGCTCCCATTAGAGGATTTGGTGGAACCGCTAGTGGCCCTGAGATACTCTGCGAAGGAATTGGAAACATCAATAAAGTCATTGCGCAACGAGTTGGTAAGCAGCTCCGCCCAATAGATTGCTTGGACATTATGAACATCATAGGCTCTATTGTTGTAGCTGGTAATGTTCGGCGCTCCGCGCAGATAGCAATAGGAGATATGGATGATTTTCAATATATTCGCTCCAAAAGATGGGATCTTGGAAATATCCCTAATTGGAGAAGCAACAGCAATAATTCGGTGGTGTGCAATGACTTCTCGCTGTTACCTGAAGAGATTTGGAAAGGATACATGGGTAACGGTGAACCTTTCGGTCTTATCAACCTGCGACTTGCAAGAAAAGAAGGACGAACAGGAGACCGTAATTACCCTGATAAAGAAGTTATCGGCTTCAACCCATGCGCGGAGCAATCTCTCGCTAACTACGAAACTTGCTGCCTCGCTGAAATCTTCCTTCCCAACATCTCAAGTAAGAGTGAGCTACTGGATGTAGCAACGCTTCTCTACAGGATATGTAAGCACAGTCTAAACCTTCCATGCCACAACAAAGAGACTGAAGACATTGTTCACAAAAATCAAAGAATGGGCATTGGCATTACTGGGTATCTCCAAGCCACAGAAGATCAGCGAAGCTGGCTTTCTGAAACTTATGAGCGACTTAGAGAGTACGACTCGGAATACTCCGATAAAAGGGGATGGCCTAGAAGTATTAAACTTACCACAGTCAAGCCATCAGGAACATTGTCACTATTACCGGGAGTCACCCCAGGGGCGCACCCGGCATATTCTCTGTACCAAATCCGGCGTATTAGACTCTCAGCAAATAGCCCACTTGTCAAAGTTATTAGAGACCATGGATATAGAACTGAGTTCTCCAGAGGCTTTGATGGAACGGAAGATTTTGGAACGGTTGTCGCTGAATTCCCCTTCTCTTATCCGCGAGGCACTAGACTGGCTTCTGAGATGTCCGCCGTGGATCAGTTGGAAGTTGTGCGAAGGCTCCAACAAGAGTGGAGTGACAATGCAGTTAGTTGCACTATTTACTACAGAAAAGAAGAGCTAGACGAAATCAAAGAGTACTTGAAGAAGCACTATAACAATAGCTTCAAGAGCTTAAGCTTCCTTCTGCACAGTGAGCACGGATTTGAACAGGCTCCCTTGGAAGAGATAACCGAAGAGGAGTACAACAAACTGATGAAGAAGACCAAGCTTATTACCAGTGTATCTAGCGCTGAGTTTGATTCCGACGACGAATGTATTTCTGGTATATGCCCGGTAAAGTAAATGATCCAGTAAATAATCCCAAGCACTATTGCTCTTCCCCGTCTGGAATAGAGTGCATTCAAGTAGTAGAGCACATGGGATTCAACCTGGGAAATGCTATCAAGTACATATGGAGGGCTGACTTAAAAGGCAAGGCCTTGCAGGACTTGGAGAAAGCAGTGTGGTATTTACAAAGAGAGATACAGCGGAGGAAGAAAAATGTCTCAAGTGTTCTTGACGGCTGATACACACTTCTTTCACAAGAAGATCTTAGAGTTTGAAAGAGCAGCCAGACCTTTCTCCTCTGTTGAAGAAATGAATGAGGTTCTTATTGATAATTGGAACTCCGTTGTCACTAAGCGAGATACAGTTTGGCATCTAGGGGATGTCTGCTTTGGTAAAGTAGAGAATCTAGAGATTCTTTCTAGACTAAATGGAACTAAGAATCTTATTCTAGGAAACCACGACCGGCATGGTATACATAATTACCTAAGGTATTTCAGAAAAATAGAAGCCGCAAAGAAATATGATGGTTATTTATGGACACACATACCGGTGCATCCAGGACAATTTTACAGATTCATAGGTAATGTGCACGGCCACCTGCATAGTGGAAAAATAGAAGACCCTAGATATGTATGTGTTTCTGTAGAAAGATATAATCTAGCCCCCATAGCATGGGAGGAAATAAAACATGCCAAGTAAATCGAAAGCTCAGCACAACTTTTTTGAGGCTGTAGCGCATTCCCCTAAGTTTGCAGAAGAGGTTGGAGTTCCCCAGAGTGTAGGAAAGGATTTTGCAGCAGCCGACAAGAAGGATACATCGTACAAGAAGAAAGAGCGAGTTAGCCCAAAGAAGGGATTACTAGCCCCTAAGTGATAGCTCAAGCGCTCTTGTGCCTCACTATGGTAATACATGGTGAGGCTAGAGGAGAACCCTTCTACGGACAGATAGCAGTAGGTGCGGTAGTAGTAAACAGAGCAACGGAGAATCAAACAGCTATTTGCAAGGAAGCAAAAGCTACTGCACAGTTTGCCCCACTAAAAACGAGGACTGACTATAGAAGCTTCTCAGCAGCGCTTATCTCGTACACGTTGTATCAGTATCTCCCGGCGGTGCTTAGAAAGAACTGGTACTTCTCTTCATCGAAAGATTCGTGCTACCACTATGGTACGTATAACATGACAATAGCTAATCACAGGTTCTATACAAAACAATGAACAAAGTAATGACTCACTACGATGAAGCTTACATCCTATCTCTTACGGACTCCGAGCTAATTGATCTGTGCAGGAATCCTCCAAGCGACCTAGAGTTTAACGAGTTGCGTATTGCTGCTGATGTGCTGGCAGATAGGTACAAGTACGCACTTACTATGCTGGATATCTAAATGAGCAGCGGAATAAACAGACCTAAGATTGTACTAACCCCGAAGAAAGGAGATTGGCTATTCTCAAATGAAGAACTAGACATGGCCGATGAGTTCCTAGAGGAAGAGGTAAAGATAGACTCCTCTCACGATATCCCGTACGCGGCAGGGTACTCTGAAGACGGCCTAACTATTTACATCGACAAGGAAGTTCCTGAGGAACTAATGGTAGCTACTGATGGTCTAAGTACTGCTCAGGTTAGTATTCCTTTACACAAGACCTTTGCCTTCCACGAGATGGTAGAGAAGTCTCTAGAGGATGAACCGTACAATATGCCCTATCAACTAGCGCACCAGATAGCGCTGCGAAGCGAGAGGGCCCTAGTTGAATCATACGGAGCTAGCTGGAACGACTACAACAGAAAGAGCCTAGCAATAGTAGCCAAGATCTACAAGCGGAAGTCGTACGATAATGTACCTAAGGATTTGGACTTAGAGCCGTACGAGTGCGAAGAGGATGATGCTTGCTTAGCGAGGATGGGAATAAAAGAAGAAGATGAATGATTGGTATCGTAGATTCGGACATAAAATCTAGACGCAAGAGAGTAGGTGCAAATAAATATACTGCATATACTTATGTAACTGATACAGAAAAAAGATGCAGTCTTTGTGAGAAAATAAAACCACACTCAGAATTTCATAAAGACCCAAAGAATATACGTGCTAAAGGCTTAGCATATTATTGTAAAGACTGTGCAAATAGAAAGTCTAGAGAACATCACAAACGAAAACATGCATCTTCAGAAGAGTATAGACTAGCTAAAAAGGCTAACTATATAAAAAGTAGATTCAATATTTCTTTGGAAAAATATAATGAACTTCTAGAAAATCAAAAATTTGTATGTGGTATTTGTGGCATATATCTAAAAAAGCACAAGCATTTTGCGCATCTAGATCATGATCACAGTACTGGAAAGATCCGAGAATTTTTATGTACCAATTGTAATAGAGGACTAGGGCACTTCATGGATAGCCCCCAACTTTTAATTAAAGCAGCAACCTATATAACTAAGCACAAAGAGCTAGACAGGGCTTTAAAGGATGATACTAGTCTATGAGCCAAACTGTTGGTATCGTAGACTCCTAGCCGATATTCTTGTATACAGATGCGGCTTTGCTGCTGAGAAGAAACACAAGATACAAAGAGAAGATGGGGACATAGAGCACATAAAGGAAGTAGAGCCTCTAGCTAATGCCCTACACAACATAGATACTGTTGTTGATAGCATTGCAGGGAAGTTCGATTCCCTAGAGTTCTACCTAAGCGGTACTGGCAACTGGCGCTTAGAAGAGGCAACAGTAAAGCCGTACAAGGGAAACAGAAGTCCCTTCAATAAGCCCGTGTACTATAAGGAGATACGAGAGTACATAGTAAGGAAATACGGAGCAGTACTAGTAGACGGAATGGAAGCTGACGATGCAATTGGAATACGAGCCACTACTAATCCGGGTGAACCAGTGTGCATAGTGTCTATTGATAAAGACCTAGACATGATTCCCGGAGAACACTACAATTGGGTAAAGGATAAAAGGTACACACTAAATGGAACAGAAGCAACAAGAAACTTCTACAAGCAAGTTCTCACTGGAGACAGTGTGGACAACATCCCAGGAATATACGGCCTCGGACCTAGAAATGCTGAGCGCATTATTGGCCAATATTCAAATGAACGGGCTATGTGGCAAGCTTGCCGAAACGAGTGGTATAAGCACTACCCTGACGGTTACGAAGGAAAATCAGCCCTCGCCGTATGTCTGGAAGTCGCTAAGCTCCTTTGGATCTCCCAAAGCGGAAGAGAGCGATTTGAGGAACCCAAGTGAGGCCTAATAGATACCCGGATGTAGGAGTACTAGTCCTCATAACTTTTGGTGTACTTTTTGGCAGTTTCATATACTTTACTCTTATTAAGGAGCCTACGCATGTACAATTCCCAGGTACCCTAATTTGCATGGAAGAACACGAGCCCACAGTACAGCTTTACTCTTCTGACGTTCACTACACCGGGAACGGGGCTTGGACTTTGAAGCGCGACGGCTCTGGTCAGTACACAACGTACGTTAAGGCAGAGGATGAAAGCTGTGTTGTTGTTCCTGGGAAAGAAGCTCCTCAATTAGCACCTGCTAAGCCACAGCCAAAAGTTCCGCCCACTACAGCTTACATAACCCCAGCACCTTATGTCGAAACGTAAGACCAGTAATAAAAAGAAGAAGGCTGTAAAGTTCCGATCAAAGTTCGAGCAGCGCGTTGCAGATAATCTAGTAGCGCGCAAGATAGAGTTTGAGTACGAGAAAGATAGGATCAAGTACACAGTACCAAGCGTAGAGCGTACTTACACCCCAGACTTTACAATAGGAACTTTGATAGTAGAGGCGAAGGGGCTGTTCGATTACGATAGCAGGGCCAAGATGCTCTTGGTAAAGGAACAGAATCCAACCCTAGATATTCGCCTGCTGTTTATGCGAGACCAGCCCATACGAAGGAACAGTGAGACTATGTACTCAGATTGGTGTGAGAAACATGGCTTTAAGTACGCATTCAAAGAGGTACCGTCCGAATGGCTGAAATGAAAGTATTAAGAGATGAATGGTATTGCTATTTCCCGTACGAGGGCCTATTTAATTCTTGGGATTACAGCATAAAAGTTACTGAGGAAGAAGAGAGGTGGATTGTAGAAGCGTTCAAGGAATGGCAGGAAGTACAGAAGTTTATCGCTGGTAAGCTACACAAACCAGAGCAACTAGAATTGCCTTTAGAGGATACGCGAAATGGGTGAGCGGGAAATAGAAGTAATCGTAACTCGTAGTGATCTTATCTTTCTTCATCGCGTGCTTGATACTGCTTTTGCTGAACTAGAAGCAGCAGTAGCTGATGGTGATGTAGATGAATCTGTCTTGATAGATTTAGATGAAGGAATCCACGCTGTAAGTGAATACTTAAGGAAGTAAGTTGATAAATAAAAACAATAACGATATGAGGGTGCTTGTTCTCGACATTGAGAACAGCTATCTAGTCGGGGGCATTTGGAACCTATATCCCAATGCTGTTTCTCTCGACCAGCTACTCGATAGCGGAAAGATGCTTTGCTGGAGTGCCAAGTGGCTCAACGAAAAGGAGATAATGTGGTGTAAGCATTCTAGCCCAGAGTTCCTAGAATGGCTAAAGGCCCTGCTCGATGAAGCAGATGCCGTACTAACGTACAATGGTCGTAGGCACGATCTGCCATTCATTAACAGAGAACTGCTAAAAGCTAACATATCTCCGCCGAGTCCGTACAAGCACATAGATCTATTTGAGACTGTAAAGAAGCAGTTCAAGTTTCCATCTAACAAACTACAGCACATTCTTACTGAGCTTGGCCTAGGATCTAAAGTAGAGCACGAGGGATTCCCTTTGTGGATTAAGTGCCTACAAGATGACGCTCAAGCGTGGAAGGTAATGAAACGCTACAACATCGCTGATGTGCGGCTCTTGGAGAAAGCTTACAATAAGATCCTGCCGTGGATTACTAACCATCCCAATCGTAGTCTGTTTGCTGAAGATACAGTGTGCCCAACGTGCGGCTCTAAGCACTTGATTTCTAATGGATATGCTGCTACCAAGACAGGTAAGTACATGAAGTTCCGATGCAAGGATTGTGGTCATTACTCGCGAACTAGGTACACGGAGATCAGTTCAGAGACTCGAAAGAAGGTACTAGTGAGTGCCCAGTAATGAATACCACCCTAAGTTCTTAGAGAGATGGGCTAAAGTCTTTATAGACAAGTACAAGAAAGAGGGCGGCGACAAAGCCAAGGAATGGATAAATAGAACCTTTCCAGATGACTTGATTAAGCTGCTAGTTCCTATTATCCACAATGGAGGAAAGGTTAAGAAGTAACATGAAGACAAGTGACAAACAGTACATCCTAGATACACTGGATGACATAACAACAGTACTAGCAGAACTGCCGCCAGAAGTAGTAGCACAAAGTACGTGGAACAAGATCTCGCGGGCCATGACTATTATCGAGCGTAGTTTTGGAACCGAAGACGACGATCAGCTACCAGAAAACGATATTAATAATGAGCTAGACTTCTAATGTCCTTAGATTTAAAGATACAATCCCCGACCGAATGGACGGCAATAAAAAACCAAGAGCCGCCTTTTGATACGATGCTCTTGGTTAGTGGTAATCCATTAGGACCAGAAGAAGGGTCTATAATAGATGAACAAATTGTTGTGTTAGCTTTTTTGAGTAGCCGAAGTAATACGTATATTAGGCTAGACTCAGAAGCAGAATGCTTACTAGAATGGATGGTGCCGATAGAATACCACGTTATTTATAATCCGCAAGGAGAGCCCGTAAAAGTAGCCAGCCTAGTGACACGATTAGTTCCAGAGACATTTGACTAATTATTTGCCTGCTTAGAATATTTGTTCAAGCAATCCACAGCAGAGAGGTACATTAGCTTTAGCTGTGTGTAATCATTAACTACTATGCTCCCCCATACTAGGAGTTCGTCATAAGACGGATCATCCGAAATATCGGGGAGTTTTTTTACGTTTGCGGTTTGAGTAGCAGAATCTGCGCAATATACTCTAGCTGTTGGCTTTACTAATTGTGGCCTTGAGATCGCGCACCCGTGCAGGGTCAGGCTTGTCGCAACTAGAGCTAGGAATGGCCACAGTCTTTTCATTAGATTTACTACCACTATTTGAGGGAACATTCTTATTATGCTGTTTGATATATTCGAGTTGATCTTCAAGAGCTTTCTTGCTAAGCTCCAAGGCAGTGAGCTTGCTACTAAGGTCTTTCTCTTGTTTAATGGCATCTTGTGCATTCTTATCGTTCCTATCTTCTTGCTTTTTAATCTCCTTCTGAGCCCGCTCATTGTAGGAATTAGTTACATCTCTGGCCCCAACAGTAATTCCGTGACGGTACCAGTAGAGACTATCAAAAAGAAAGATAGCTAGAACAATTAAGATAAGTATTACTTTTGTACTTAAGCCGCCGAAGAAGGTAGAAATACCTCCGGCGGCTTTTTCTATTAGTGGAGATATAGTCATATAGTTACGGAGAATATGCTAAGGTTACAGGTAAGGCCAGCGCCCAACGCCGACGGGTCGAATGCGGAGTAGAGGCGGGAGGTCATCGTGCAAAAATCTCGACAGTGCCGCCGGTTAAATTTCCCGACAATGCCATTACTTTGATGTAATTCACATCGCCGCCGAGACCGTATAGCAGCGTGGATTGCGGAGTTCTGGAAGGAGTGAGAGCGCTGATTGTTCCTGACGAGGAGTTCTGCTTAAGGTATATCGTGCTATTGCAGCTTCTGGCCGCACTGCTAGCTGTGGAATGCAGATAAAACATTCCGTTGCCATCGCTGTTTTCAACACCATTCGGGTCGATATAAAACGCTCCGACTGACGGATATGTAGACCCTCCATCCGCGCTTACCGCCGCCACAAGCCATGAGGATGCTGATTTCGTGACCCGACTGCATACCACGCGGCATTCGGAATAACCCGAAAGGCTTGCGGCGAGAAATGCCGCAGGTGAGCCGCCATAAGTCCAGGAAGCGACAAGCGTCCATCCTGTTCCGCCACCGCTTCCGCGTCCATCTCCCGTCATGTTGAACTGCGTGCCGTCGTACAGCAGCGCGATCATCGCGTTCGCCGCTATTTCGCCGCCGGTCAGGGCCGCGCCGTTTTTGTAGATCGATTTGCTATCCAGCGTCGCCGCGCCGGTGTTCGCCGCGTTGAACTGCGCTACATACAGCACGCCGGTTGTGTACGTCGGAGGCGATGCGCTGGTGTAGGTATTGCCGGTGTTGGTAGTAGTGCCGATGTATGCGCTGGCGTTGGTGCCGGGGGAACCTGTTGCGCCTTGTGGGCCCCTGTTTCCAGAGAAGGTAAGAACCGCCCCACTAGCGATAGTGGTACCAGCACCATTGGCTATATTCTTTACAGTTAGGCTGTTAGTACCCCCACCAGCAGTTACCTGTCCAACAAACCAATTGGCCCCGTCTGTTGGGAGGCAATAGGCTTGAGTAGGAAAAGCCCCACCATCTACAACATTAACTACCACTGTAGAACCAACAGCAGGAATAGTAATGGACGTCGTGGTAGTAGTGCTTCCGTGACCACTAGCAGCAACGCCTAGAACGTCTCGTACATTTCCGAGAACCTTATTCAGATAAACGCGCTGCTGCTCATCTTCAGTGCCAAAACGCGGAAGCTTGTAAGTGCTTAATAGGTCAGCCATAAACTATTATTTGTGCCACAATAAAGTACTAATTAAGGGTAATCCCTTAAAAAAAGCCATAACGCACGTTGCTACAAACACTATCCCGCCCAAGAATCCTTTGTACCTAGAGTGTTCTAATAGCATGGCATCTAATTTAGAGTTAACATCATCTATCTTAGTTACTTCTTTTTCTATGTGCTGTACTTCACTCTCCAAGGTAGCTAATCGTTCCTCTAATAGAGGTATAACTCTAATATCCCCTTGCTTCATAATCATGTACCTTTATTAAGAGAATATTGGTAATGGGTTATTATAGGATTGATTTGAATCTTGCTGACTTACTGGAACTTGCATCTGAGCCCAAGGATCAATAGGTTGAGCATCGTTATAAATGTTTTTCATAAAATTCATGTAGCCAGAAAGTCCTTGGGGATCTCCAACAACGGCCGAGCCGGCGGGGTTATTAGAGGCATAGTTAGCCATTGACTGTATAGCACTATTCAAGTTCTGCTGGGCAGAAGTTCCGGGCAGTGGGCGCGGCTGAAAACTTACCTGATTTGCTTGTTTTCTAAATACAGGCATACTTCCTCTGTAAAAGTCTCCAGCCTGCGGCCTGTACCTATCTCTCCACTGCCCTCTATTAGGATTAGACTGAGGAGCTGTAGTAGAGTTGGATGGCACCTGAGTAGGAGCTTGCTGATAGGTAGCTCCAGCTACTCCAGTCTTGTTTGCTCCAGCCGCTTGCTGTGGAACTCCTACAGGAGGAGCTACCTGAGCTCCTGCTGGGCCCTGATCAGTAGGCCCTTGTGCGGGCCCCTGTTGCTGCTGCTGTAAGGACTTGTTATAAAAGGTTGGCATCCACGGCATAGGCATTTGTGGGCCATAGGGAGTGCCGCCCTGCCCGTATGGATTGTAAGCTGTAGGCAGAGAGTAAGTAAGGCCTGTATTATTCCACGAACCATTTACTCCAGTCATTGTGGGAGGAATGTACCTGTTAGAAGGATAGCTACTAGGAACTTGCTGGTCCGGTAGCTGCGGAATGTATCCATAAGGATTTCCAGAATTAGTATTGTCTTGTTCCATAGCTCTATCTCTTATTTGA